AAGTTGGTGATAGAGTAAAAATTTTAAGCGATGACCGTAGTGTTATAACACAGGGTGTGAAATCAGCTATAGGAGAAATCGGCGTAGTTAATAGTACTAGTGGGTGTCGTCTTTATTATGTAAAAGATTTACCTCAGGAGTGTTATGTTGAGGGTAGTTTTACATGGTGTTATTGTGAAAATCAATTAGAGTTAGTAAAGGAAGAAGAAATGGAATATCAAGAAATTACAATAGATAATATTAAAGATGTGTTAAAGCACAATGGTTATCACTTAGCGTTTGGTGGTATATGTGAGGGTGAAAATGTCTCTAAATATAAAAATGATAATCGCCTAGTTTCTTTTATTAACAATTATGGTGATGGTAATTCTTTTATTATTCAGATAGGCGGGAGCTGGAGTTTTAAAAATTACGATATTAATGAGTTTATCGAAATGGCGATTAAGAAACTAGAGCTTAAACCGTTGCCGATTTTTGATTTTGTTCAATATTTATTGGATAATGGGTTTACTAAAAAGGGTGACCTTATATATAATGATGCAGACTATAAAAATTCCACCGTTTGGTTTAACACTATTTCAAACAAAGTAAATAGTGATGTAGAAATAGAACTAACGCAAGCTAATGCAGACAAACTTATTGAGGCATCAAAAGTGCTGAATAGTCTTGAACTAAATAAAGGAATAACATATTATTTAGAATAAAAAAGGGGTAATTCCCCCTTTTTTACATTACAAGCTTTTTGTACTTAGCCAATGCTAATTTTTGTTCTGTTAATCCATTTGTACCGCCGTTTATAGCTTTACAAACACCAACTACGTCATCTTTTCTAGCTGGAATACCACAGCCTTTATACAACCAGTACCACACAGCACTAATTACAGCACCATTATGTGTACGCACCCAATCATCAACTGTATCAATAGTTAGATTAAGCTGTTCACCACGTGAGTGTAGCCAATTTAGAAACTGTAGATACATACCTTGTCCAGTTAACTGGGTCAATCCACCTCCTCGATACTCAAATCCGTCATCATCTTGAGTTCCGTCCATTTCATTACCCATGCGTGTACCATACACTAGATTAGCAATAGCGACTTGATTTGCTGGGTGGTCTTTTGTTCGTCCGATTTTGTTTGCTAGTTCTGGTGTTACACGTTTTGGAAACATTTTTATTAATGCTTCTGCACTATAATTGAAGCTCTCGCTTAATCGCTCAAAGTCTCCCGTCTCTACTGAAAATCTAGCTAACATATGCGCTAATTCAAGCTTGTTAGTAATTCCAAATTCACCTGCTAACTCAATTGCTTGTTGAGCGAGGGGTTTTAGTTTTGTTAAATCCATTTTTAATTCCAATTCATGTTAAAAGTAGTCTGACTCGGTGACCAATTCACACTAGCAGAGTCAGGCATTAAAGCTTGAGCATTGTAGTATCCTTGTTGCGTTGCACAACTGCACAACGCCACTACGCTAATTAATATCAGCTTTTTCATAACTAATCCTTGAATGTTAATAGTTTAACGCTTATCATTTGTGCTTGTAGAATATCATGTAGTGCCATTTGAAATAATCCAGTTTTTATTTCACTATCAGGATTTGATTCAATTAAAATATCAATCACTTCTGCCATTTTTTGTTTAATTTGATTAATTTTATCATCACCGCTTGGATTAAAAGTTATACCTACCATTTGAGCACCAAAAGTTTTCATTGTTTCATTCATTTTATTTAATTCCTTATGTTTGTTAATATAACCATACTGTTCGGGATTTTGGAACAGTTAAATTTTACCGTTACCTATTTTGTTATTAATACCAAAAAGTACACCTGATGCGGTGAATAAAGGCATAGCTTCAGCTGCTTTACCCTTCAAATACAAGTAAATAGCAAATGCACCGACTCCAGCACCCACCCAGTTGGTAGGTGTAAATACAGCTTTAACTAACTTAACTAAACCATTGTTTAGCTCTTGTTTTACTTCATTATTAATCACTATTTATCCTTTTTTAATTGTGTTTTGATATCTGTTAAATCTGTCTGAATAGCAGTCATTTGCACCTGTAAAACAGCCCATCTTGTATCACTGTCTGTTTTTGCATGTTCCAGTGCTGTAACACGTGTATCTAGTGCTGTAACACTACTTACAATTGCAGTTGATGTCTTGTCTTGCAGTTCGTCATGAGCGTTTTTATTCGCATACCATAAAATCCCTGTCACAGTTGCAAACGCTATACCTACAATCATTGACCAGTTGCTTGAGATTTTTTCTATTGTTTTTTCCATTTTTTGCCCTCTATCCAATGTACCAAATATCTTTACCAAAAAATATCTGTAGCAGTTTCTGTTGCTTTATAACCAGTACATTCCACTTAAAAATGCCATATTCGCTAATCCAGTGTTGCTTGATGGTCGCAATCTATCATACTGTTAGAAGCGTTGATATAGCCATTTATCTTACCATTGCCGTTAGCTATTACAGGTATCATGCTATCACTACCAAACAAAGCTGGTGTTTTTATTTTAATTGCATTATTGCAAGCGGGTGCTGGTAACTGAACTAATATATCAACATTAAAATTACTAGTGCATCTGTTGTCAATGTTATAGTTTTTACCTTTTTCAGTAGTAACGACTGGTAGCATATATACTGATGAGTTAGTAAATGTCATTAGCCAATTGTTATTTTACCTTCTTTGGTGATTGGAACTGTAACTAATCCACCGTACGCATCACGAGTTAATAAATTAATGGCAGTGTAGGTAGTTGATGCACTATACTCATTAGGGCACTTAAAAAAGCCATAACAATTAATCGCAGTGTTGCTGGAGCGATAAACATATTCATGATATATGATGTATGTCTATGTGGTAACTTGGCTCACTTGCGTAATGAACACCATTAAATACGCATATATTAAGAGATAAATTATTGTGCCAAGTTGTGTTAGTTGTTAATATATTAAACATACTTAACCAATCCCACTCAAGTACATACCCCCACGCCGTTATTGCGTGTATCTTGAATAACTGCCTCATATCTACTTAATTCAGTGTTGTATCCAATACATTTTACGGTTGATAAGTAACTATTCACATTAGGTAAGTTATGATACACCCACGTTCCGCTTGTACGTTTTTTATGTAACACACTTGGTTGTGCTTGTTGATAAGTTGTTACACTGTAAACAATCATATTTAACATTGGTTCGTACCACGCCATACAGCTATTAGTAACACTTCCGCATGGGAAATTATCATAAAGCAGGCTATAATCTACACCATTACTATAGTACCATAATTTAGCTGGTGAGCCAGACGCTTGTTGCATTACTAGCCAAACATCGCCACTTGCTGTTTTGTGATTGAATCGTACGGTTGATATGTCCACGTAGTGTTTAGCGCAGGTGTAAACGTGCATTCAACCCAATCTCTAGCGTTGCTAGTTGTGATAACTTTACATACGTTATTAGTTAATTTTAGAGTTAATGTCGCTCTCGTACCATCTACATTATCAGCCACAGAACTACCCAATATTGACGTTCCAGCAACTACGCCACTTGGTAGTGTGGTTGGTGTGGTTGGTGCAAAATTAAAACCTAACTCTAGTGTCGGGTCTAGGTCGATATTCTTGAATGTTAAATCGGTTTTGCCAATCTGAACTAAGTTACCAGCTTTAAAGGTAACTACGGTCGCAACTGGTGATAGTGTGTTGGTTGCACTACCTGTGAACGAAATGCGGTTAGGGCTGTATGGCGTAACAGAACCGAATGAATTTTGTGTTTTAAGTTTATCAGAATTAATTGATAAATTAACCAATTCAGTATTATCAACTACAACGCTCCCAACACCAGCAGAGTTAGCTTTTTGCTGGAAGCTACTATTTGAAATATTTGATAAATCTTTATCCGCTTTATTGTCCCAATATGTTTTGTTCTCTGCAATTTTTACTATGTCATTGTTGTGTTGTGTTGGGTCTTTTGCTAATGGCATAATATTTTCCTATAAAAAACCCACCCACTAGGGGTAGGTTTCCGTAAAACATAATTAACTACTACTGTTTAGCTAGTTCTTGAGTTAATTCTTTCAACTGAGTAATAGCTACTGCAACATCAGTATTAGTTGGCTCTTGAGCCAATGCAGCGGCATCAATTGCTTCACCTTTTGCAGTAGCAACTTCAACTTTAGTAGCTAAAGGTGCTACAGTAGTAGATACCAACGCCTCAACGTCAGCTTGTACAGCTAATGGTGCTACAGCTTGTCCAACCAGTGCATTAATTTTAGCTGAATCCAAGCTCTCTTGAGCTGAGTATTCAAAACCAACATTAAATAAGTTTGGCACTTGGAAATCAGGAGTACCAACATAGTTAGTAATGCTAGTGTTGTAAGCGATAGCAATTACATTGCCTTCATCGATAATGTAAGCTGGTGTAACACCGCTTGACAAGAAACCGTCATAGTTGAAACCAGCAGCAGCTGTTTCAAAATCAGCTTTAGTTAAGAATGAACCAAAGAACTTGATTGCACCATTTAAGTTTAATAATTTATTTTCAGCTGTATCTAAGCGTGATAATGATGTTTGTACATCAGATGCAACGGCTGTAACGCCGTCCCATTTAGATTTATTCGCTTGAGCCGTCGCTAATGCTGCGTTAAATTCCGCTGTAGAGAATGCTAATGGCATCATAATATTTTTCCTTTTTTTAATTAGTAAGACCATCGTATTGAGCTAAACGTGCTTGTAATTGTTTTATAGCTTTGAAAATGTCGCCAGTATTACTATCGACAACATAATCAACAACTGATAGAGTTCCCTCGGTCGCTGTTGTGCTATAACTCAATTGCAAGTAACATTTACCAGTAGGGATTATACCACCCCAGACCACACTTGGCAAAATAAAATCAATTTTATTAAGCTGTGTTTTATTTAGTGTGATTGTTTGTACAGTACCAAACTGTACCTTATAATATCCGCTTGTACCCATTGCCACCAACGAGTAACTAATATCCACATCTATATCTAATTCTAGCTCCGTTCGAGCTAACATAGCTGTAATCTGAATATTTGTCAATTCATTAGGGTTTGTAATCGCTTGACCTAAGTCGATGTTAATCGTTTTATCAACGTTGATGTCGTGGTTGGTTGGTACATCAATTACCGCTTCACTCAAATTAGTAGTGTAGAGCTGTTGCGTGGTAAGTGGTGTTGGGTTATACCCGCCAGTAATGAACCAAGCACTAGAGTTACTTGTTAATGTGTAGCTTTGGTATGGCTTTAATGGAATAGGTGCTGAAGAACCACTAATAGTACTTGCTGAATCAATTGTACAGGTATTAGCTGAGGTATCTGTTCTGGTAATTGTGATGACACAATTACCTGCAATGTTTGCGGTAGGTAATGTAGCCGCTACTTTATTGGTTGTAGCATTAAGTAGCGAAAGTGAATCGCTTACATTAATAGTTGGGGATACGGTAGTATAAGTATTTAAACTTGAAATTACATTTGCATCAACCCATTTAGGTGCGAAACTTGAACCTTGCGAGAACAAAATTTGATTTGTTGCTGAAAAAGCAGACACACTGCCAAAAGATACAGCACCACTAGAATTGAAAGCAATACGAGGTAAACCAGTTTGTCCAGCTAAAACAGTAAAATTAGTTAAAGGAGTGGTTGGTATATAGTTACCAATAAATGTGTTACCAGTACCAGATAAAGCTGTTGCCTTAGCACCAAATAATGTATTACCAGTTGCAATACTTGGAGTTGCACCAAGCAATAAGGATAATTTACTACGTGTGCTGTTGCTGGAAGCGTAGAATGCATTACCATCATACTCAATCAATCCGTCTTGAATAGTTGATACTAACGTTTGAGGGCTTAGTTTTGGAGATGTTAAAGGTGCAGATAATGCACCAGCACCGCCATTAAGAGTATTTGCGAACAATACTCCTGTATTAATAAAACCAACGTCTCCATGAATAAATCCACCAGTACCATCCACTGCATTTGTTGCGGTTGAGTTAATAACACAGCTATTCAGCGAGCTAATACCAGTTGATGTTGTATTGAATGCTGGATTTGCACCGCTATCAAAATGAACAAAAGTACCAGTGTATGTTGATTTGTCACTAATGAGAATTAAACCTCTTATATTATCATATGTATGAATAATATTTAATCCACCAGCTATTGCAATAGCATGACAATCAACCGAACCAGCTTTTATTGACAAATCTCTAAAATGAAGCGTACCAGCTGAATCTGATGATGATGAAACTATAGCATAATTAATTTCACTTTTACTATTCCAAGCTCCACCATTTACAAGCATCTTAGACTCTACACTGGTATTTATCCAGTTCAATATTCTACCGAGAGTTGAGTTGAAATAACTGGATTCACAACAGACTGAATTAAACTGTATATTTACTGCATTAGTTCCACTAACCGTAATTAAATTCTCACCCTTTGCTGATAAATCCAAATCTACCCAACAATAATCACCATCACCGCTAAATGTATGGCTACCATCAATAAACACAGTTTTAGGTGCAAATGCTTGTAATGTAATTCCAGCTAATGCCGTAATGTTCTCAGTGTAGTTACCAGCTAATACTGTAATTACTTTCTTAGGCGTTGTACCATTTGCGATAGCGTATGCTTTATTAATTGAGGCATATGGTTTAGTAATCGAACCATCACCAGTTGTGTTGTTACCTGTCGTTGCTACATACAACACGTTAGGCATAACCACATCAGATGTTGTTGGTGTAGTAGTTGGTGCTTTCCAAACAGGTAACAACGTGGTTGGGTCGATTGTTAATACTTGTCCAGTTGTACCTTTAGCTAAACTAACAGGAGCACCGCCAGTACCACCTATAATCATATCACCTGCGGTCGTCATCGGATTAGTCATGCCACCTCCGCCACCTCCGCCACCCTCAGTAATACCTATTAATTCCCAGTTAGCATCTTGGTCTGGTGGTAGTGTTACTATTCCAGTTTGAACATAATACTTACCTTTATATGTTACGCTGTGTGTGGTTGATTGGCGGAGTATCTCAAATGGATAATCCCCCTCAGGTAGCCACTCCTTGTTAAATTGTGCTGGTCCTATATTTGGGACTGAAACTCCGTTGATATTCATAATATTATCCTTTGTAAAAGTTACCGTATATTATCATACTGGCAGTGCTATTTGTACTAAAATTCCATCTTGAAGGTAGAAATAAGTATCATTCACTGCATCATGATATAGGTGTGTTTTTTGAGCTAATCGTGATACAATTTCATATAATGCTTTACGTCTTAACGTTAAAGGCTCTTCTGATAATGTTACCGCTTGAGTTTGGATATTTAGTATCATTATTTGCGTAAATCCTGAATTAAATCCTCCGTTTGGATTAGTATATTCTGCAACACAATGAATACTGAGCGGTGTTGATGGTGTTCCGTATTTTGGGGTAAATGTCCCTACAATGTGGTTTCCTTGTGTAGTTACCGCTGGTACACCTCCAGAAGCCATCCATATTGTTATTAAACTTTGTCCGTTAGGCAATATAATGTCTAAGGCATTAAATGTAACAATTCCACCAACTTCACCTTGAGCACTACCACCATTATTACTGTTGTTCCAGCGTGTACCCGTAAAAAAACATTCCACTGTTATGGTATTTCCAACTTGATATGTTGATATACTAAAACTCGCTGTTCCACTACAAGCAGTTGTAGCAGTCGCATTAACATTACCATTGCCCCACCATACTACACCACCTGTTGTATTATGACCTTTATAATCACCAGGGAAATTAGTGCCTGACGTTTCCTGATAAGTAGGTTCACCTTGCATCACCAACGGAGCAAATGAGTAGTTGCGAATAGCATAAGCATCAATAGCACCACAAACATAAGCCGTAGTAGCTAACAACGTAGATTTATCCGCTGTTGCAGGTGTTACGCCGTGTGTGTTTGCTGGTAAATTTGCACTATTCGTTACAGTTAATGCATCAGTATTTATGCTATTAGTAACATTCAAACCATTACCCATAGTAACAAGACCATTTGTTAATTTTATACTAAATGGACGTAGGGCATTATAATCACCATCAGGTTGATTAGAATTAGTTAATAATAACCAAAAATTATTACCATCATTACGTTGAATAACGGCTGGGTCTGGGGCTGTACTATTTTTTATACGTATTGCATTCGTAGATAATGTAACAATATCACTAGTAACTATATTAGTTGTATTTACCGTAGGTGCGGTTACGCTTTTAACTTGTAATGTATTTGTCACTGTTAGTGAGTATGCGCTGATATTACCTGCTGATATTATAGACTTAAATTTAGCATCTAATAAAGTTCCATTAGTGATATCACCTATTAAAGCAAAGTAATTACTATCAGTTTGGTTTGTTGTATTTATAGTTACTCTTGGTCTATATAAAAACGTACTTGGTTTGTCTGAATTTGCAACTAATGGCCCCTTGGTTAAAATAAAACCACCTGTACCAGTATATGTCAATGATGTATTAACATCTGACCCTGCCGATATTAGATTAGGGTAATAGTTACCTGCGTGAGTCATCGACTGCACCACGAATTTAGTCGTCGCTATTTGGTCTGTATCAGTACCGACTATAGCCGTTGGTGCGGTTGGTGTACCTGTAAAATTAGGTGAGTCTGTTGATACAGTAGCCACCCAATCACTCCATTCGGTATTAAAAGTTCTTCTAGTGTACATGTCTTCTGAAGTAATGTACTGTTGCGACACAACGCCACCAGCTCCGATAACCTGCAACGTACCAACTTCTAGTATAGGAAAATTCTCACCTGTTGGTGTAGTGTTTTGTGTAAATCCGCCTGTTTTTATGTAGTCATCTAAATTAGCATTATTAGGTAATGCTTCAGTAGGGAACAGACCACTCAACATATCCTGATTAACTATCTCACTACCTTTATATTGTATTTTTTGTCCATCAAATAATAGGTCTATATGTTCTTGAGTCGTTTCGTCTGTGTAGTACCTTAATGCCCCCATGTTCCAGTCGTCGTTTATCGTTGGATATAATCTAAACTGTCCGCCTTTATTTAAGCTGTTGTCGTCATATGCACTAGCCATAAACGAGTATTCATTTAAGTCTGGTGTAAATGCTCCGAGTACTTGCGTAGTGGTTAGCATGTTCAATATAGCCAAGCCATTAGGTATATTTATATTACCGTTTATAGTAACATCTTTACCAAACACTGCATTATCTGTTACTGTTAAAGTATTTATACTCAACGAGTTACTAGGTATCCATTTACTATCGCTATATGTCATAACGTTGTTGTTTTGAGCATTGGCTAAGTTAGTTCCATACAAATCAGCCAGTGCAATGGAAACAACACCAGTTTGACCATTTACCGACAACACTTTACCTACTGTATTATTACTCCACAAAACACCTGTAGTAGTTAAAGCAAAGAACGTTGTGCCAGAATAACTTGCGGATACTAGTGTACCAGTTGTTTGATTAGATAAAGCCCACTCATTACCATCTATCGACCACCAGAGTCCAGAGTCGCTTCCTCCAGCTACCCAGTAGCCATTACCGAACATTGCATATTGCAAGTTATTGCCATTAAGTGCGGTATTCCATGTTACGCCGTTAGTTGTCCAGATAGGCTTATTACCTGTTGATAAAGCGAGTGTTAATCCTGCACTGTTTACAACGTGTGTGAAATCACCATCTTTTATTTTAAAATATGTACCAGATACGGTTGTCATGCTAAATAAACCTACTGATGTAGCTAATAACCACTGACCGTTAAATACTTCTATATCTCGTATAAATCCTGTAAAAGGGATAGATGTAAAGCTGACCGCATCATTAGTTGAGTAAGCTAAAGTATTAGTACCACCAACTAGCCACGATGTTCCAGAATACATTGATGTTGCGTATTCTCCACTAGATATAGGTTTAGTAACTGTTCCGTTAGTGTCCATAACTGATACACCGTTACTTTGTATAATCACCATTTTTTTTGTACTAGCCATATCAACTCTACAACTTGGGTCTGTTTCGCTTGTTTGAGTCCACGTTATACCGTTTGTAGATGATAACACCCCAGTTGAACCTGCTGTATATAGCTTATCACCAAACTGGATTACGCTATACCAGTTACCAGTTGTAATATTAGTTTGTTGTAAGTCAATCCCGTTATTTGAGTAATATAAACCTTTAGCTTTCGTGGTGAATGATGTAACAGTACCTAGAGTATATGAAGATACAAAAAATCCGCTAACATTTTCACAAGGAGTCCACAACATACTAGCCAAACCTTGTGTAGGGTCATAGGCAACGTTAGTCCACTTGTTTAATCGGCTATTCCACCCCAGTATGTCGTTATTAGGGGTTGGGGTAGTTACGCTAACATCTGACATGTTATTAAGTGTTAAATTGTCCTGTAGCGGTAAATTTATCCACTGGTAGCCATTATAATACAGTACATCTTTTGGATTAGGATTAGTAATCTTAGTATCATCTAAGTTATTCACTCCTACTTTTACTTGCCCAGTCATGCCATTCACAGACTGCACCGCATAGTTTTCAAAAAAAGATTTACGTAAATTATCCACAGTTATCTGACTAGTTATACCGTTTGTTTGAATAATCATTAAATCGTTAGGTAGTGTTAGGTATGCATTAGGTAGTAAGCCTATTTGTGTGGTGCGTTGGGCTGGTGCATAAGGCTGTGTTGCTGAGCCATTATAGCCTGTAGGCTTTATGTTATCTTGTGGCATGATGTGGTATAATCCTTTAGATTGTTTTATAAGGTATTTTATCATGAATGAAGTTATTAGCATAGACAAAATAATAAGCCATGCTGTACGGAGATGTGGCGTAACATCTCCTACGCTAACACCTGAACAAATTGATATGGCAAAGAATAACTTACGCTTTACTTTAATGGATTTACATAACCGAGGTATCCCTATTTATCGTGTTGAGTCAACTTTTCTAGGTTTTAAGCCTTACAAGTGGGAATACACTTTACCTCAAGACGTGTATGACATTACCAACATTAACTGGCGTAGAGTATCATTTTTACCTTCTTTAGCTACTGGAGGTATTGACCCAGAATTTTTAGGTATGCAGGACTGGAACACATGGGGTGAAACTACCGATAAATTTACATTAACAACATCTCAAGTATTTTTTTATGATGGATATGGTCTTTGTTTCAAAGGTAATCAAACGGTTAGTTTCGATATTGAAAATAGTATAGATGGTATTAACTGGAATATTATCAAGTCATACCCATTAGCTCTATATGAAGATGGGCAATGGATATGGGAAGAATTAGGTACGCCAACCGAGGGCAACCAAATAAGATTAACTCTCAAAAACGGAGATAAGATTTCTTTAAGGTTCTGGCAAATTACCCAACCAACGTCATCGTTTGAACAAGTAGTTACCAGAATGAATAGGGACGATTTCTTTAGTCAACCTCAAAAGGGGATTATCGGGTCGCCTTGGAACTGGTACTTACAAAAGACAGTTGACCCTGTGTTAATGTTGTGGCAAAGCCCTGCTGAGTCTAACGTGTTTTCTTGGATATATCACATCTACTACATTAAAGCACCTAATTTTGATAAGCTAAGCCTACCCTCTAATATTCAAGTGCCGTTGTGGTTCGTTGATGGTATTATCTGGAAGTTAGCTAGTCGCATGGCTTGGGAATTACCTCAAATTGACCGTGCTAACATAAATCTGTTAGAGCAAAAAGCTGAACAAGCATTAAATGAAACAGAAGCTTCTAACTCTGACCTATCAGGTACTAGTCTTATTGGTAACGTGTTATCCGCATACACTAGATAGTAAAAAGGGTACATCTAAAATGTACCTCTTTTTTACTTTTTGGAGAAAAATCCACGCAGTAGTTATTTTAACCTAAGTTGGCTATATATGCAACGATTAACATAATCACGCCCAACATCGCCAACGATAATAAACCTAGAAACATTACTTTAACAATTGAAACACCTGTATCTTGAGTTAGTCGTTTCTGGATATGTAGCTGTTTAGTTTGTCTTTTCTTATTATAATATTCTTTTTTGTTACAAATCATTTGCGTACTTATCTTTATCTAATTGTTGTATCACTGATAATATATCAAGACAGGCAAATCTAAAACCACGTAATTCATAAAATTTATTACCTAATTCGTTTTGTGTAGCTATAGCAATTAATCTATCCTGTTCCATCTTCGTTATTTCTTCATGTAATTTTTCTAACGTAGTATCTCTAAATTTATAGCTCATTATCATCTCTTTAATCTAGGTGGTAAGTATTCTTCTCCGTCTAATGGTGGTAGTTGCACCTCGTTAGGTAACGGTGGGTCGTTAGATGGAGGTGCAATGTTACCCTTAGCTAGTACATATTCCTGTGTGTCCTGATTAGGGGATAGAGGTGTAAACTTGTTCTGGTACGGTGATAACACTGGAGTACCCTCATTCACATAAATAGGGGGTACTATTGATGTTAGTGGGCGTGTCCAAGGTAGTGCAATAGGGTCTGGTTTACGTGGTGGGAGACGGTAGGGGTTAATGTTATCTCTACACTCACGGCATACCCTAAGACCAGGAGTATTACCATCTTTTACTAGTTTTTTTCGCTTAAATGTTAAGCGACATCTATCGCAAATTGCTAATGTCATGTTACACCTCTAGGCATTATTATAAACTATTTATATCAGTGTATATATTTCTTTTTCATTATAAAACTCTCCTCGTAAATCACTATCATGATTAACAAAACAAACGCATGTATCAGTTTGATTTATCCAGTCGCAACAATTAACACTATTGCTATTACAACAAATTAAATCATCTAACTCATTTTTTCTCTGCGTAGTCGCAGTTCTTACAGATTGGTTTCATTTTTAATTTTATTAATTTTGTTTTAATAATGGCATTATTATATCATAAGTTTAATAAAACCCCTACATGTTTGTAGAGGTTTTATCAGTCTTATTGACCACGATTTCCATAAATACCACGTGGGTCTACCCAACCAAAACGGTATCGCATTGATGATTTGAACTGCACTGTTGAAGTATTAAAATCTTCTTGAGTGTCTTTCTGTAAGTTGCGTCTATTAAAACGAACTAAACCTTTATCACCTCTAGCGTTTAAGTCTGTAGTTACATACCATGCTGCATTACTTGTTAAACGTGTAATAACTTGGCTACCTTTTTCCAACATACCTAGCGCATTTACAGGATTGATTGCATTTGAGCCGTTTACGTCTGGATTTAAGATAGATTTCAACACTACCGCAGCTTGAAAACGATTAGCTGGTGCAACAACTAATTGTTCTGGAGTTAAGCGGATTGGTTTACCTTTTGGGTCACGAGCCAAGCTTATTTGGATTAACATTTGTTCTAAGCTAGTCAATGATAATGATGCTGGTGTACCCATATTTGAAAACACATCACCATCTGCCATACCATGATTATCTGAAAACAACGGTTGCATATCTCCACCAAATTGTGTGTATCCTGCATTAAAACCAAAATTTAAAATATTAGCTGCTAAAATCTCTTGTGTTTCATACAATGATTGTGCTAAATGACGACCGAAAATACTCGCTGAGTCCATGTGCTCCGAGTCTTCCATAGCCATTAGCGTAATACCAAAACCTAATGCAATTTGGTCATAAGGGAATGATATATTCCACATTGTACCACCAGTGTCGTAAGTTATTGGTTCGCCGTCACCAGTTACAGGTGCATTACCAAAACCATATAATACAATTTCATTATGTGAAGAGCGTTTTAAGCCTTCTTCTTGTTTAAAAATAGGTTTCCACTCGTCTCTTCGTTGTTCGTACACTGAGTCGAACATTTTATTCATTATCGGTTCTACTGCTTCCCGTAACGAACTTAGCGTAATTGGTGCTGCTGCCATTGTCTACACTCCTTAAATAATGTTATTTTTACGGACTTTTACTACTGTAAATGCATCACCCCAAGTATTATCTGGTAGGTTAGCTAATTCAGTTACAATCCATTGTCCGCCTTGTGCATCTATTGGTGTTTTATTTAGCATAGTTGCTGATTGTCCAATTGCAGAAGCGTTGCCGATTGTTGTAATATCCGTGTTAAATGTTTGTCCAATTGCTGAACGTGCTAGTGGTCCATTGGCTTGAACAGTGTACTCAATAACATCATCTTGGTAAACATAAACATTTGTTACGTCTGCATATGCGCTACCATTATTTGTATCAGCTGAACCCGTACTAAACAATGGAGTACCTGCTAAGATATATCCTAATTGTTTAATCTGACCGTTAGGCATTACAGCTTCCAAACCTGCAAATACACCAAATACTTCATCAGTTACTTTAGAAACTGGTTGTAAATTACCATTTGCGTCCATAACTACAGGTTGATTTGTGTATAATGAATGAGTTGGTTGAGATGTAACTACACCACCTTGTTGTCTTGGATTTCCAGAACCGCTTGGGTGAAAGCTAGGACGAAAACCGAAAGGCATTTTTGTTTTCATTATCTATTCCTTTATTGTTAAATGTCAAACCTAGGTATAACACGTTTTACACCGTCTCTACCTTGCGTGATAATACCAGTTGCTTTAGGGTTTTGCGTGTCTTTGTTGCTGACAAACCGTCTGTCGCTATCTAAAACTTCCGCATCAGTTGAAAATACAACCTTATTCCCTCTCTCCTGAATAGCACCCTTAAAGTTACGGTACACATCTCTAGCCATTTGGTTTGGCTTAATATGATGGTCTGTCGTCACAATTAACTCTAAGTCTATTTTGTGAATTTTACATAGTACCATTTCTTTGAAGACTATAGCATCAGATGATAAACTAGTATCCATAGTTTTATAGACATATTTTGCCATCTCAGGTAGTTCCTCTATAGTAACCACCGTATAACCACGTCTACCTAATGCTTCTGTTAGGTGAGGAATTGCTCTTGAGTCTGTACTTAACCATATATATGAATAATCAGGGTGTCCATTCTCAGGTAATTGCAAAGCTCTTGTATCTATCTCTTCCAACATATCAGCTGTTAATTTGGGACCTTGATAAAACTTATTAACCTCGGTTTCGAGCCGACTTCGTGATAAATGCGAAGTAGATGCGTCTTTACTAACCTTGCCACTCGTCGCTAAATTATCTGATTTCTGCTCTTTTGTTGATAAATTATCTAATCCTGTATCTTTCGTACTCATAATGTTAGTTCCTTTATAGTTGTTATCTTATCATACCGTTATAAACGAGTACAATATTATTTTTGTTTGTTCCAAAAGTTATAATAATACTTAATATCAGCTTCCTTGCCCTTTACTGGTTGGTTATTATCATCTAATAATCCTTGGTGGCGTAGCACTTCTTGTTGATTTGCATTGAAACGCATACGTACCGTAGTACCTGCTGTACTTCCACTAGCACCGCCACTACCTGCAACCACTGGTTCTTGTTTTACTGGTGGTTGTTTGTTTTGTTTTGTTGGGGGTGGGGTGTATTCGTCATCGGATAACATATAACCATATTCTGAGGATTTTACACGTCTATCTAGTTCTCTCCAGTATTCAGGAGTTGTTGAGTTCCACCCCTCACGGTGTAACGACTCATCAATAGCTGTAATCGCTTGTTGCTCTTCAGAATATTCTGGTCTGCCCCACCAATCATTTTTTTGTAACCATTTACGTTGCAATGATAAACGTTTTTCTTCTTGCAAAAAAATAGCTGGATTGATATTTTCAGAAGTCTTTTTATACTCGTCTTTTTCTCTTTCAAGTGTAGAACGTTTTGTACTCTCTTCCTGAATAACTTTATCAATCTGACCAACTTTTGCAAAATCACCTGAAGCGTAAGCTTCTTGACGCTGTTCCTCGTACCATCTTAATATTTTTTCAGTTTCAGATATTTTATCTTGCAATGACGACGACTGCCATTGCGCCGCAGTCTTCTGGAACTTAGCTAATTCAGATTTATTATAAGCATCACGTTCACGTAATTCCTCAATCTGCTTATTTAACTCATCTAACTGCTCATCTTTACGCATACGTGCTTGACGTTGACGTTGTGAGCGTGTTAAACGTTCTTCACGACCCTTTTTACGTCTAGTTTCCACATCTTCATCACCATAGTCTAATGGTTCTACATCGTGGGGCAGAGTTTTTGTAGTGGATTTGTCGTCCTCAATAGATACATTAATATCCTCTATCCTTGTATCAATCTCTAAGTTTTCATCTGACATGTTATAACCTCCTAAAATTCAAATTGACTAAAACCATCTAATGATTTTAATACCGCTTTTATCTGTGTATCTTCTAACATCACAAAGTGATAACGTTCATCATTTATCTCTTTACTTAATCGACTACCTGAGCGTGGCATAAACACATAATCACCAACCTCACACCAGTTACCCTCTTTGTATGGCTCTAACGTTTCTTTGTTTTTATAAGCTAATGGTCCCATCGCTACAATCTTACCAATAACAATATCATACGTTTCTGATTGACGTAAATCATCATGTAAAATAATCCCACTTTTTGTAGTAGATGGAATAAATTTACCTTGGATTAATACAGTTCCACCAGTAGGTACAATACCATGATTAACGTCTGGAAAAAATTTATCATAACTCATTTTATATACCTTTTATAATATTAAAGTAGCATAATTATACTATAACTTAGCCATAAATATGGTACTTTCACTTAGTTTATAATTTCTCCATAATCTACGATATAAGCGATTATGTGCTGGTGTATCAGACCTAAACTCCATTTGTACACACGCTAATTCATTCTTAACATATTCACAAAATTCACTAATATTAGTAGCTAAGTTTTTTCCACTACACCAATACATGAAAAAAGTTCGTTTCAAACCATTGCGGTAAATCATTCCAACCGCTTCAACTTCTCCATTAACATCAAAAACAACATACTCACCACGATACACTTTATCTATAATAATATCGACTGGTGTATCAAATAAGTGATCGTATTTGCTTAATGTTTCATGAAGTTTTACAACCCACTGAGGATTGTCCAATTTTTTTACATTAACCATATGGACTCTGTGATAATCCTGCTACCGATAATGATGGTAGTAGTGAGTTAAGTTGTGCTACAGCATTAGGATTAGCCTGACTTGCCTGATTACTCATTTGAGCGTCCATACCCATTTGTTGTTGCGTCGCCTGTGCTTGTTGCGCCTGTGCTTGTTGCGATGCTGCATCACCTGCACCTAGAATATGCATAATACCCCCACCTACCGCTAAAGGTATTGCAACTGGTGCGGCGGCAGCTCCACCAGCCAATGAAGCAACTGAACCTGCTGTACTAAGTCCACTTCCTACATTTGATTTAGTGTTACCACCTGCCATAATTAACCTCGTTTTTTCTTATCATACGTATTAGGATTTTTACCTACCGCTGGTGTTACACCTGTTGCCATAGAATAACGTAATGGTAACGGTTTTGGTTGAGCTTCCTTAATGGTTTTAGGCGTTTGTCCTGTCTTCATTTTTGGTACTGCCATAATATCACTCCCTTAAAATTTCAGTTATAAAGTAATTCTTTAGAACTCGATTATATCACGCTAGGTGTATTTATATTAGCCAATATCTTATCTTGTTTGTGTCCAATTTCTTGACCTCGTATGTTATGTTCTAAAGTATCTTTATGAATACTCATATCCATCATCATACGTTCTACATCTCTAATCTGGCTGTGAATTGCTGTGAATTGTTTTATACCAACTTCTTTATTTGTCGCATCTATTTCTGCTATTGCTTTTAGTTTTGCTATAGCAACTTTCATTTGCTCTATTTGCAATTTAGCACTATCACTTTGTTGTTGCATTGCTATTTCACTTTGCATCATTTGTTGTTTGCTTTGCAATTCAGCTTGTTTTATAGCATTATCCTGTTGCGCCTGTTGCGCTTCATTTTGGATTTTTTGTTGCTCAACTTGGATTTTAGCCATTTGAGGATTATTCTGCTGTGATTGTTGCGCTTGTTGTTGTTGCAACTGCAACACGTAGTTAAGTGCTGGTTGGAATGGTGCTAAGCTTGATTGTATATAAGCATCAGCGGATTGGGATAAATCAACCAATTCAGTATCCATACTTTTTGTTAGTTTAGGGTCGTTTATAATATCATCAAGTCCTTGTTCTTGTCCCAATGTCAAATAAACTTGGCTATAAAAATAAGCTAGGTGGTCTTTAATATGGTTAGCCATCAATATAGCTTTATCTTGGAATAGTGGATTTTTACCATAAACTTCATTCATTAACCAAGAAACGTGCAATTTTATATGGGCTAAGTGGTCTTGGTCTGTGAATGCTCCAATAGCTCCGCCTAATGTTAGAGATGTATTCTCCATTACTGGATTAGCTCTCGATATTTGGTTTGGTATTGTTAATAGTAACTCTGGGTCTGGTATTTGTGCCAACACTAGTGTACGTTTAACCAACTCTTGTCTATTAATTAAATCTGGATTATCTTTAGCTAAGCCACTTAGCATTTGTATCTGAGCATAACGTTGTGTGCCTGTCATGATGTTAGGGTCGGATACTGGAATAATATCAGAAGTTTTTTTATACATTTCACGTGATACATGTAAATCAGACAATATGTCGTCTGGATATCCATCTGGGTCGAAAAAATCCGCAAGTAATCTTGATATAATCTTAAAGCATTTCGCTTGTGCAAAGTGAAGTCGTTGATGTATTGAACTCTGTGTAGTTGAGTTCTGTTCTATCATTGCCAATGATGTACTAGCAGGGGTTCTGTCTCCCATACTATCCAAGCCACCATCAGGCATTTTAACTAATCGTCCTGATGCGTCTGATAACCATTCTAGCAATTGAAATAATACTGGAGATGGTGGATTAAACGGTAGTGGCATAATCAGTTTACGAATATCGCCATCAAATCCAGCTGGCCCCTCAATGTAAGTCATACCACCAACATTTACGTCCATAGTTTGTCCTGCCATCTTCATACCTTTTTGCGCTAACACAGTCGGTATGTTATTAATATGTGCCGCATCAAGCAAAGCACGTAACGACCCAGTCGCCGCAACACTCAACGACCCAATAATTTGCCCTAAACCTATACCATACGCACCACGCCACGGAATAAAATCAAACATAACTATATGGTCTAATTTTATCATCTTGTCGTCGCCATTACTCCAGTTACGATATATTGATAATACCTCTTCCGTATCTTCTTTAATAGTAACGATATATGGTGCATAACACCCCTTAGATATCTCATCTTCTGGAAGTTGTAGGTAAGTGTATATTTCAAGTAAATCAACGTAACCTTGGTCTGTTGATGTGTCTTCTTTAGTTTTACCCTCTATGACATTATTCGTTTGTTCTGTTTTACTAGTATCTAATGATAACGCCCTATTAATTTCCTCGACATCTAAATACATTCCACTATCTACACGTCTCCAAAACTCAACCTCACTTAGTGTCAAGCGAACAGTTACTCTATCCGCTGTGTAAAAATCACTACAAGCAAAAGGAATAAATACTTTATCTATCGGTAAGAACTCACACATCGGACGTTTTAAATGGTTGTCGTGCCAGAACTTAATAAACTGACTTCCGCCCAGTGGGAGTTGAGATAACATGGTTTCCATAACTGAGCGATAAGGTGTGTATTCAGTACAGATTAAATTCATAAAATCAACTTTACGTTGACTTAATTCTACTTTATCCGTTGATGCATTACCAATAATTTTTGCTTTTACTGGACCATTAGGAGGTATTAACTCTTTTATCTCACGACCAGCGAAGTCTATACATCCCTCTGCAATCATTGGGTGTACTACTTTACTAGCACCCTCAAAGTCTGCGCCGTCTGGTGAAGCATCTTCATCAAGCCCAGCACGAGTAAGACCCTCATTATATTGCTCATCTCTACGTTTACGGCTCTCCCTGTCTTCCTCAAATCTATCTAATAAGTCCACTGCAATGTCATCAATGTCATCAATGCTCATTACTAAATTACGAGCAAATTTTCCAGAACTTTCCTGTGGAACTACAACATCAATACCTTCTTCATCAAGTGCAATTTCCAGTATTTCATTTTCTGGTTGATACAATTCATCAATAGAATTTTCTTTATCCAATTGTGTTTGAATACCATCTGTAATTTTCATTAAAACACCCCTTTAGTTATATCATCGTCACTACCCATTATTTGCGACATCTTATTTTTTAACTCGTCCATCTTGTTGTGATACTCTTCACTTATCAGATTACCAGCACTACTATCAGTAGGACTGCTATCTCCTAAGTCTGGTGTAGTATATGCACCTGTCAAACCTGATGTAGGTTGTGAATTAGGAGTTCTGTCGTTATTAATAACTGCACCAACTTTTGCCTTAGGGTCGTAGTTACCATTTAACAATCTATCTGAGTCTGCACCCCACTTAGATACTAAACCAGCCACGTCCCCAACACCAGCTACACTATTATCACCTCTTAAATATCTGTGATAACCTCCCTCGCCAAGTAAATACGCTTTTTGGGCTTCAACTGGGTCGGTGATACCATCAGATTTTAGCTTAGATAAATAACGTGCCGCACCAAGTATTGACTGCTCTGGGTCGTATGGGTTACGTACACCAAACGTTTTTTGTGCATTGTTGGTCATTTGAGTTAATCCAGCCGCTGAACTAGTTGATGATTTAGCATTTGGGTTAAAACTAGATTCCCTTGATATCGTCTGGAATAGCTCATACGGTTGTACGGTATTACCTGTTGCTTGTACCGCTTTTTGAATAATCGGTATATACGCACCTTTACCAATGCGTTGTAATGTGTTATATGCGTTTGTATTTAGTAAGTTTATTCTATCATTACCCGTTAGCGGTTTTACATTCGCCATGTCCTTACACCCTATAATTTTTTATTTGCATATTTTACCACATTTATTGCATATATGGGTTAGGTCGTTTACTTGATATATAAACTCTATCATCGTCTTCATCAACTCTACGAGTAGTTGCACTCTCTAACAGACCACCTTTTGTTAGCAATATTATTACTTGCGTAGTGGCGTCGACCATGTCGTCGTGGCGTGTTAATGGAAAGTTGGTTAATTGCTCCACATACTTTTCTAAATACGAAACAAAGTTACCACGTTTTTTTCTCGACTCAGGTATATAAAATTTACCGTCTTTGAAGAACCAGCTCACTGCATGAGCTCGTTCTATTTTACCAGTACTATGTGGGTTGTACCGAATTATATTTACTCCTGTTTGTGCCATATCTCGCACCAATGCAGAACCAGAACCTTTTGTCTCGACTACTGCACCATCTGGTTTACGTTTATTATCTCCATCTCCAAATTCAGTTTCCCAGTCTATCATTAACTGAACTTTCAAATCTGGATAGTCTATATGCTCCGCCCACGCATCTAGCAATATAACTGAATACTCATCATCTATATCTTTAAATACACCAATACATACGTATCCAGTTGGGTCGTTTTCTTTCTTGTCCGTAAATGCTGTATCATATGACAGGAATACATGCTCAAGTCGTGGGAGTGGTTGGTCTGCTGGATAAAGTCTAATCCATGACCGTTTAATAATACCTGCACCATCTCCGCCTAGAATTTCTGCATGGATTTCTTGGCGACCTATTTCAGTGCCCTCATACTTTTGTATTTCTCTAAACATCGTTTCAGACAAGTTAGCTTTATTGTCGTATGTACTACCTTTAGTAACTAAAATACGTGAGTTTGGTTTAGATGCTTGTTTCAGATTATCACGCAAAAACTCATACGGTTTTGGTGTGGTTGTCATGAATTTTTTAGCAGGTATACCATTTGGTAATTTCAATCGTAGGCACATTGCAACCTGTAACAGTATAGCATCAGGGTCTGGATAACCTGCTACCTCATCTAACCAGCATAAATGCCACTGACTACCCCTTAAAGCTTCTGCATCGTCTGCTGAATAAAATGTTATCTCACTTTGGTAATCAGTACCCTCATTAAATACAATTTTACGCTTTGTTGCGTAGTAAACTGCTTTTTCTCGCTCCCATGGTGCTAATGAATGCCAAACTCCTGAGTCCCCGAATGCCACCACGTTTTCTATATCTGAAAATCTAGGCGTGATACAACCTATGCGTAATGGGAAGTTTGGAAACAAGTCAAATACAAAGTGCCTAACTAACTCCGCACCTGCTTTAGTTTTACCAGAACCACGACCAGCTATGTAGTCCCATTCGTCCCACTCGTCAATACCGCAAAAATAGTAAGGGACTTGCTCATCTCTAGCCCATATCTCTAACCAGTTGTAGGCTAGTGCTGCCTTTTCTTCTGGTGTACCATTTTTATTTATCTCTTCAACAAAGGCTAGTTTTTCTTGGGGTGTAAATCTACGGTTTGCTGACTCAATCTTAAACTTTTCAAAGTCTATCATACATCTATCACTTCAGTAAATTTTTTCATATTCTGCATTTTCTCTTTGAGGGTTTCATTAGCGTCTTGAATTGTTTTAGTGATATTTACTTCAACTTTTTCTGGTGCATTCAAACCAAGTAATTTTGCTTGTGCTTCAACTATGCGAACCAAGGTATTTGCTGTTTTAGCATCCATCTCGTCAGCATCGTCATGTAGTTGCGATGATACTGCATCTAGTCTATCCATAAGAAGTTGTCGCATCATGTCTTGATTATCTATTGCCGTGTCTTTGTTGCATTGTATAACTAGCTTTAACATGTAGTCTAGTTCTTCTATTGAATACTGTCCACCAAATATTGTGTATATCCTAGATAATGAATATCCTTTACATTTGTATTGTGCAACTTTCCACGCATCAGGCTGTACTTGTAATAATGCTTTTGTCATGTTGTCCTCGTTGTTTATCATATATCAGTATTATATCATATCGAAATTTGCTAAATTTTTTTTTCCAAAAAAATCGAGAGGTTGATTTTTTAAAAATTTGTGGTCGTCGGTGGCGTTGCTATACTAGCAACAAAGAGACATATTTTGGGGTCCCCCTAGGGGTAGATTTTTGGAGCTGATGGGGTTTTAACCCCACCCACCCACCCCATTACAAAATTAACAGTGTTAGGTAAATACGAATAAAAAAATCCCATTATAACTTACTAGGTTAATTTGTTTACAGTGTTAGTTGAATATGTTTCATGTGAAATATAGTATAGGTTGCTTCGTTGCTTCGTTGCTTCGTTGCTTCGTTGCTTCGTTGCTTCGTTGCTTCGTTGCTTCGTTGCTTCGTTGCTTCGTNGCTTCGTTGC